GATTCCTCAGAGCGCCTCCAAAACCTTTGGATGGCATCCACCTGGAGCTCAGTGTATTTGCGCTTGATTTTATACGCAAAAGATTTCGCCCACTCCGTGGTGACACTGACATGTCTGTTGCGACATGGCTGGCAAATTCGCAGTACTCAACTGCTCGCCGCGATGAGCTGTTAGCCCTTAATTGGGCACAGCGGGTTCGGAAGCACCGAGACTTCCATTGCAAAATGTTTGGAAAACGTGAATGGTATCACAAGACTAACTTCTTGAGGTGCATCAATTCCCGGTCAGATTTTTATAAGATAAGAGTCGGGCCCGCAATTGCCCTGATGGAGAAGCTACTGACTTCTCATCCGGCATTCATTAAGCATATTGCAATTAGTGATAGACCTAGTTACATTCATGAGCGACTCTATTCAGTGGGAGCCGCGTATTTAGAATCAGACCACACCTCATTTGAGGCTCATATTACTACTGAGATCATGCAGGCGGTTGAGATTCCCATTTATGCATATTTGCTGAGTGCCATCCCTGGTTGTGCTGATATTGTTGAAGATATCGCCCACATGGCCAAGCTTAATAGGTGTAATGGCAATGGAGTCACCATCAATGTCATGGGAAGTAGGATGTCAGGGGACATGTGTACTTCAATTGGCAATGGTTTGACTAACTGGATAGTCATGGAATTCTTGTGTGCAAGGCTGGGATCAGAGTGTGTAGGGGTTGTTGAAGGCGACGACGGACTTTTTCGTGTCCGCGGCGCTATTCCAACTACTGAGCACTTTGCTTCCCTTGGCTTTGTGACCAAGCTGGCTGTTCGGACTGAACTGAATGCATCAGCCTTTTGTGGTATGATTTATGGAGCAGAGACTTTAGAGAACTGCCCTGACCCGCGCAAGATATTAGCAAAGTTTGGATGGACGATGTCCCCAAAAATGCACGGTGGTCAGAAAATCATGCTTGAGCTATTAAGGTCAAAGGCGCTGTCTCTTTTGTGTGAGGCGCCTGGTGCCCCAATTCTGCGGAGCCTTGGAAGATATGGGTTGCGTGTTAC